CCAGGTACTGCTCGACGTGCCGGGTTGCGGCGTCCAGATAGAGCTGGATCAGCGGGTCTTCCATTGCGTGCATAACGCGCAGGTGTTGCTTGGCTTCGGCCACGGTAATCATACGAAAAATACCTCGGTGTCGATTTCAATGGGGGCGGCTGCGGCTTGGGCTGCGCCCATTGCTTGTGCCAGTGCTTGCAGGCCGTCGATGCGGCCCGTGCGGCGTGATTTGTCGAGCTTGCGGCCACCGGCTGGATCTTTCACAGCGACGGCGTTCGCGGCGCACATGGTCAGAACCGGGTGGTTGCCGTGGGCAATGCGACCGTTCAGCAGCTCGGCTTCCAGGGCGTCGAGTGCCGGTGACATATCCTTGAAGCCTTGGCCGTGCGGCACTAGCGGCAGATCGAGGCCCAGGCGGTCGAGTTCTTTCTTGAAAATGTCGATACGCCAGCGGTCGAAGGCGATGGCCTGAATGTCCACGTCAGACAGGATCTCGGCCATATCGGCGGCAACGTGTTCATAGTCCACTGTCGCGCCGGGCGTGGTTCGCAGATAACCCTCTGCTGCCCACTGGTCATACGGGGCGCGGTCTTTCTTGGCGCGGTCGAAGATGCCCTGCTCGGGCGTCCAGAAGTACGGGCGAACCTGCCAGACGCCAGCGGTTTTGCCGATCAGCACAAGCGCCGTCAGGTCAGTGCGGGCGGACAGGTCCAGGCCGGCATAGACAGGCCCGTCGAAAGGCTCTGGCTCGGCATCGCAGGCCATCCACACGTCAGGCGATATGAACGGGCTGTCGAGGCTCACACGCTGGTTTAACAGCAGGTTGCGCGCCGTGTTGCTCATGCTCGGCATACGGGCGGCTTGCTGCATCTGTTCGCGCAGATCGTCCTCGGAGCGGAACAGGCCCAAGGCCGGATTGGCTGCTTTCCAGGCATCCACGTCCAGCAGGTCGCAGCCCTTCGGCGCGGCGTACAGGTGGCAGACGATGCGCGGGTCTTTCGACTGCTTGGCGTCGTCAATCCATTGGCTGAGCAGGTCGGCATCGTTCGCGGCTTGGGTACTGATAGCGATCAGCAGCGGGTCAGCGTGTGCGCCCTGGCTGGTCGTGATGGCGTCCACGAAGTCGGATTGAGGCCCGCGGATCTGGCCTATCTCGTCCAGGATGGCGAGCACTGGTGACAGGCCGTGCGCGGTCTTGCCGTCAGCGGCCAAGGCCCGAAACTCGGTATTGAGTGGCAGGCCTAGCAGGCGCTTGCCGCTCGGCACGATGCGGACAATCTTGGACAGGGCTGGCGACTGTTGAACCATCTTCGATGCCAGGTTGAATACCAGCGCAGCCTGGTCACGGCTCATAGCTCCCGATACCAGCTGGCTGTTCTGCTTGGCCTCGGGGCCGATCAGGTGCGCCAGGATCAGGCCAGCGATCAGCCCGGATTTCCCGTTCTTGCGGCTCACACTGAGAATGGCGCGCCGGGTGCCGGCCGGGTTGTCGTAAATGTCGCGGATGAACTGCTTTTGAAACTCAGCCAGGACCAGCGGCTTGCCCACGTCCGCACCTTCTGGCGTGACGCAGTAGCGTTCGACAAACTGAATGATCTTCTCGGCGCGGGTCATTGCATCGTCGCCAGGGTTGGGATCAGGTCGTCGTCGAGCTGAGCGCGGGCGTCTCGCTCCAGTTCGGCGCCTTTCGGGATGTTCTGAGCCTTGCCCACGGTGGCGATGGTATCGACCTTGAGTTGCCGGCCAGTTGCCAGGGCGCGGCGGCTCATGTTCTCGAGGATGGCGATTGCCGGATGGGCCTTGCCGTCGAGGATAAAACCCTCGGTTTCGATCTGATGTTGCAGCGCCTCGATGTCGGCATAAGCGCGGGCAAGGTTGCCGGCTAAGATCAGGTCAGCATCGGTCCAGGTGTCACGCGGGCGAGCGGTTACGATGGCATTCCAGAACGGCTTCGCCTGCTTGCTCACGCGCACAAAGACAGGCGGAGCTATAGGTCCAAGCGCAGCGGCTTGTGCGGCTGCTACGGCGGCTTTCGCACTGTCTGAGCGGGGTCGGCGTGGCGTCGTTTTCATGGCACTTAGCAATAAAAAAGCAGGGAGGGGGCGGTCTTCGTTCCCTCGGTTGCTGGTGATTTATTCCACGGGTGCGCCGGGTCGAGTGGCAGGCCGTTCACGTCGCAGCCCAGGAACACGCTTTTGTTCATGCTCGCGGCTGTCTTGAGCGAGTGGCATTCATGGCACAGGCTCTGCAAATTCTCCCGGCTATTGTCGTCGGTGAAGTCGTCGCGGCTGTCCTCGATGTGGTCAACGTCAGTGGCAGGCACTACCAGACCACGGGCGGCACACATACGGCACAGCGGTTCCTCAGCGAGTACCTGAGCGCGGAGCTGCTTCCAGGCGCTGCTGTTCAGGCTGAGCTTGCGTTTCTTCTTCATGCCGCTGCCCCTTTGGCTTGTGCATCCTGATCGGCAGCATCGGGTTGTGCATTCGGTCCTCCAGCGGCAGGCGCTGCATCTTGAGTTTGCGCATCGTCGATACCTTCAATGGTGGGTAGGTTCTCAATGCGGCGCACCTCAGACCGGAGCATCCAGCCATCTTCAATGCCGCGCTGGTAGAAGTTGGCGCGGGCAAGACTGTCGCCACGCAGCAGACCTTCCACGTTGTGCTCGACGAAGAACGCCGGATTGGTAATGCACGCCCGGTTGATCGCCTGTTCCCACATCACGAGATGACGGCGCAGGGTGTTGGTCACGAAGAAGCGGGCCAGCTCGACCACGTTCGAATAGTTCGCGGCCTCCATATCCCCGATCATCACGGGCGGTACGCGGAACAGACGGGCTGTCTCGACGATGGACAGGCGCCTGGCTTCGATCCACTCGGCATCCTCTAGCGTCATGCTCACGGTCTTGAACGTCGCGCCTTGTGGCAGGACGGCGGTCTTGCCGTGGTTGGCGATACCGGCTTGACCAGCGGACCAGCTTTCGCGGATCTGCCCGGCCTGCTCTTTCGTGGTGCCGGGTGGTGTCTCGATGACGCCCGATAGCTTGGTGCCCTGCTCGAACATCTTGGCGCCGTGGGTACGCTCGGCCAGGGCCAGGCCGATAGTGTCGCGGGCTACTTGGATCGGGCTGCGGCCCAGGATTCCATCGTCGGAGTGGTAACGCAGGTGCAGGACTTCATCGGCCAGCAGACGGCGCTGGTTGCCTTTGCCGTCAACGTGGTCATAGACCAGATTGCCCAGGCTCGAACGCAGCACGGTCACGCTATCGGGGTGCAGCGGCAGCAGGGCTTTCACCGAACCGTTCGGGTTCCACACGATTTCCGCATAGGCATTACCACGCAGCAGGACGTGACGTTGCATCTGCTCGCGGAACTCCAGGGCGGTCTGGTAGTTGTTCGGCGCATCGTGCAGTAGACGATAGAGCGGATGGGTTTTCGCCTTCTCGCGTCCGTCTTCGGTGTTGCGGTACACGTCGAGCGGCAGGCTGCCCACCGTCTCACTGATGGCCGCCACGCAGGCATAGACGGCGCTGATGCCTTCGGCGGTAGTGGTGTTCACGTCTACACCGGCCACGCCAGGTCCTACTGCGAAACTTTCGTAGTATCGGTCGAATGCCGGGGTCGTCGGCTCGGGGCTGGATCGTTTGAACAGGCGCGGAAACTTCACTGGCAGGCCTCCAGATACAGACGGGCAAGGCGGATCGAACGCGGCAGCTTCGACCGGACTTGAACACTCGTCGCGTCATAGGCCGGGTTGGCCGTGATGGTGATTTCGAATAGATCCACGTCTCGCAGCTCGCGGACGGGTTTCGCGCCTTCGGCCCAGGTGTCGCGCACGGGCAGGAACCCGAACGAACAGCCGGCCACGTCGCCACGTTTCACCAGCTCGGCCAGATCGCGGCCTAGGGTGGTGTCGGGAAGGTCCAGCTCGAAGGCCAGCCCCTCGGAATCTTCGGACAGTCGCAGAGTGCCGGCACCCAGGCGACCGAGCAGCGACTTGCCGTCATGCTCGTAAATCGCCCGGATGTTTCCAGCAGAAGCGGCGGCAAGCGTCCGAGTGAAGGCGCCGGGGCGGATGACCTCGATGAACTCGCCCAGGTCCGTCTCAGAGTTGAACCGAGCGGCATAGCCGGTCAGCTTGCGTCCGTCAGGCTTCAGCCCATTGCTTGCGCGCCGTTCCATTGCTTAGACCTCGGTCGCTACGACGAAGCCTTGCGGGTGGCGCACGGCGGTATCGACGGTGGCCATCGCGCGAACCTGAATGCCGCCACGGCTGTAAGCGGGTTCGGCGTATGGGTTCACCAGAATGTCCACTTCCGACCAGACGCCCAGCATGACCTGGCTGAAGTCACCGAGGATCAGCTTGCCGGCCGGGACGTTCTTGCTGGCAGCCAGGGACAGGCCAGCCATAGCGCCGTTGTCGTACAGGAAGCCCGAACCGGAACCGGCGACCTTCTCAGCAGCAGCCAAGGCGGTGCGGATGGCGGCAGTGGTCAGCCAGCGACCGTTGCTGATATCCACATCGTCGAGCATTTCCAGCATCGCCAGAACGCCAGCCCAGGTAGTCGGAACATCACCAGCGGCTTGGATGCCAACCGTGTTCAGGATGCCCAGCGGCTGCCCAGCCAGACCGGAACCGTTGATGATCGCGGCGTCGATCTGCTTGGCGATCAAGAAGCTCAGATCCTCGCGCACCAGTTGCTCGATGGACGGGGCGCTCTGCTGAATGAGCTGGCGGCTCATCTCAGTTTTGCCGCCGACGTGCTTCGGGGTCAGGGTGACTTGATCGAAGCTCATCTCGGCTTCAGGCACGGCCTGGCCTTCGGTCACCCAGCCGGTTTCGAGGCCGCTGCCGAACTTCGGAATCGCCACGTTGCCACGCAGGCCGGTCATTACGCGCACGCCCATCTGGCGAGCCAGCAGAGCCTCACGCAGCGGGCCAATGTAGTCCTGAGCGCGATGGTCGGTGCCTACCAGTTCAGGCGCGGTCGCGGTGGTGTTGGCGCGCTTCTCGAGACTGGCGAAGGGTACGAAGGCGCCCTCGGCTTTGCGACCGCTGCGGCGTTCAGCTTCGCGAGCATATTCAGCCTCGGCGCCGTCCAGGCTGCGGCCTTCCATCTGAGCGCGAATCACGCGGGTGACGCTCACGGAGTCGGCCAGACGGTCGAAGTCGGCAGAGGGTGCGCCAGATACCGGAGTGACAGCGGCGCGGCGCTCTACTTCGCCCAGGTATTCGGCACGCTCAACCTGAGCGGACAGGGCGCGCTCTTCGGTCTTGAGGGTGTCGAATTGCTTGGTTTCATCGGCAGACAGATCGCGGCCAGCATCGGCGGCAGTGTCTACCAGGGTTTTCATGGCGGCGACCTTGGCGGAGCGTTGTTCACGCAGGTGATGCAAATTCATATTGGCTTGCCTCAATTGATAGGGATTCCCTATTACTAACGCTACCACAATAGAAGGGCTATATCTAGTCTTTTGCTATCGTGCGTGCGATCCTAATAGCTTTTTCCTATTTATAGGGCATAAAAAACCCCGCTCGGTGGCGGGGTTGGGGTCATTGCACGGTTGCGTCAGGCCATCGTTCTCTGGCCTTTCTCAGCGCTTCGGCATGGGTAACTGGCTGGCAGATCATCGTAAACGGCGGATGACCGTTAACAATAATGGTCCAGTGGCCGCGGCGTGATTCGCCGTCATTCGCTGCGACCTCTGCCAGCAGCTCCATGCGATGAAGCTTGATGTATTGGCGAATGTCGGGCGTCAGCTTGCTCGATGGCGAGACGATCAGGCGGTTGCCCTTCACCTTGGCGCTGAAGCCGTGATCGCGGAGATAGTCGATAGCGGCCATTAGAAAGCCTCCGCGTCGTCATCATCGAAGTCGGGCGAATCGCTGAAGGTGCTCACGTTTTGCTGAAGATGCTCATAGTTTTCTGTGAGCACCTTCTGGCGATCTTGAGCACCTTCAGCGGGAAGGCTCCAAACCCACTGCTGTTTCCCGCCCCCG